CCGCATCGAGCCCGTGCCATGACCACCGAGCCACTGGACCTTGCCGCGCTGAGGGCGCTTGCGGAGGGTGCAATCAAGTACATGACTCCGCCAGTGATCGAGGTTGAGGCGCAGGCCATCCTCGCCCTGCTGGAACGATGTGAGAAGGCCGAGGCGCGCGTGGCCGAGCGGGGGGAGAAGTGAGCCGGGGCTACGCGGCGTTCCTCGACAGCAAGTCCCAGTCTGGCGAGATGGCTGGGTTCGATCCACTTTGGATGCCGGACTTCCTGTTCGACTTCCAGCGCGCGCTGGTGGAATGGGCGCTCCGCAAAGGCAAGGCCGCGATCTTCGCGGACTGTGGCTTGGGCAAAACGCCGATGCAGCTCGTGTGGGCCGAGAACGTAGTGCGCCGCACCAATCGGCCCGTGCTGATCGCCACGCCGCTGGCGGTCAACTACCAGACCATGCGTGAGGCGGAGAAGTTCGGCATCGAAGTGGTGCGCTCTGCCGGCGGTGCCGTTCCGAACGGGGCGCGCATCGTGGTCACCAACTACGAGCGGGTGGACCGCTTCTCGGCCGGGGACTTCGCCGGGATGGTGTGCGATGAGTCGAGCATCTTGAAGAACTTCGACGGGGCGCGCCGGGCGGCCGTGACCGAACTTATGCGGACCCTGCCGTACCGGCTGCTCTGTACGGCGACCGCTGCCCCCAACGACTACATCGAACTCGGTACCAGCAGCGAGGCGCTGGGAGAGCTGGGACACTTGGATATGCTCTCGCGCTTCTTCAAGAACGACCAGAACACCGCGAACCCGCGCATCGGATGGCGACGAATGGACGGGACGGAGCGGATGAGGTGGCGCTTCAAGGGCCACGCCGAGCAGCCGTTCTGGCGCTGGGTATGCTCGTGGGCGCGGGCGGTCCGGCGTCCGTCTGACCTCGGATTCGACGATGGCCGCTTCATCCTGCCGCCCATCACGGAAGTCGAGCACGTCGTCGCCGCTCGCACCTCGCGGCCCGACATGTTGTTCGACCTGCCCGCCATAGGCCTCAAGGAACAGCGGGAGGAAAGGCGCCGCACCGTGGCCGAACGCTGCGAGCAGGTCGCCGCGATGGTCGAGCACGACGACCAGGCGCTCGTGTGGTGTCACCTCAATCGCGAGGGTGACATGCTGGCGAACCTCATCCCGGACGCCGAGCAAGTAAGCGGCGCCGACTCCGATGACACCAAGGAGGCGCGGCTCGTGGCCTTCGCCAATGGCAACCTCCGCGTGCTCGTGACCAAGCCCAAGATCGGTGCGTGGGGTCTGAATCTGCAACGCTGCGCGCATGTCACGTTCTTCCCGTCCCATAGCTACGAGCAGTACTACCAGGGCGTGCGCCGCTGCTGGCGATTTGGCCAAACTCGCCCCGTGCGGGTGGACATGATCTCTACCGAAGGTGAGCGCGGCGTCATGGAGAACCTGCTGCGCAAAGCAACGCAGGCCGACCGGATGTTCTCATCACTGGTCGCCGAGATGGGACAGGCGCTCTCAATCAAGCGGTCTACCTACGATGCGAAAGAAACGGAGGTGCCCTCGTGGCTGTGAAGGACCAGATCATCACGGACCGCTACGCGCTCTATCTCGGCGACTGCTGCGAACTTATGCCGACGCTTAAGCCCGAGAGCGTCCACCTGTCGGTCTACTCGCCGCCCTTCGGCGGGCTCTACCATTACTCCAGCTCTGAACGCGATCTAAGCAACTGCCGGAGCTACGACGAGTTCTTCCAGCACTACGAGTTCGTAGTGAAGGAACTGCACCGCCTTACGGTTCCGGGCAGGCTGACCGGCGTCCACTGCATGGACGTGCCATCTGGCAACACAGGCACCGACTTCCTACGCGATTTCCCAGGAGACATCATCCGGCTGCACCAGCGTCATGGTTTCAACTACGTCGCCCGATACTGCGTCTGGAAGGAGCCGCTCGGCGTCCGTAATCGCACGATGGCCAAGAACCTTGCCCACAAGTCCGTCGTCGAGGATTCATCACGGTGCTCGGTTGCCTCGGCCGACTACCTGCTCATGTTCCGGCGCTCCGGCAGGAACCCGGTTCCGATCACCCACCCGCAGGGGCTCATGGAATATGCCGGTTCTCGCCAGACACCGACCGACGTCATGCGCTACAAGGGATGGAAAGGCAACCAGATCGAGAACCGCTACTCGCACTGGATCTGGCGGCAGTACGCCTCCGCGTTCTGGGATGACGTGCGCATCTCTCGCGTCTTGCCCTACGAGGAATCCAGAGACGCTGAAGATGAGAAGCACGTTCACCCACTTCAGCTTGACGTGATCGACCGCTGCATTACCCTCTGGAGTAACCCCGGCGAGGTAGTCTTTACTCCGTTCATGGGCGTGGGTTCAGAGGTTTATGGGGCTGTTAGCGCCAGCCGACGCGGCATCGGCGTCGAGTTGAAGGAGTCCTACTATCGCCAGGCGGTTCGCAATCTCAAAGCCGTAGAAAGTAAGGCGCGCTACCAAGAAGCACTCATTCTCGACGTAGATTCATAAGGGAGGCAAGCCGTGAGGCTACGTGAGGTGAGTTCGTGAGGCGGCGGCTCCTGTGCAAGTGGTGTCGTGGTCGGCACGCGACGAACTTGTGCCAGAATCCAACCGGGCGACCACCCAGGGCGAGGCTGTTCGGCTCTCTCGGGCCGCGTCGCGAGTACCGCCCGCCGCCGGGGGTGACGGTGAGGATCATCTCTCTCACGCCGGCCGTCGGCGGCGATCTCCTCACGCTTGCGCTCGCGCGCCATGACGCCGAGATGGCGAGGCGACGCCGGAGTGGCCAATGGTCCGCGAAGGCGTTCCGGCGCGCGCTCGCTAGATGCCGTGGCGAGTCCCGGCGGTGAGGCTCGACCGCGGGCAACACAAGCGGAGGCTTGATCGCCTGTGCCGTGCCGTGGTGATGGAGCGCGACGGGCACCGCTGCGCGCGCTGCGGCGCAACGAGGAAGCTCGGCAAGCAGTACCAGGTGGTGCGCGTCCAGTGGGCGCACGTCCACACGCGCGGCTGGCTCGCGCTCCGGTGGGACCCGGACAACTCGATGGCGCTGTGCGCCAGGTGCCACCTGATGTGGCACGGAACGATCCCGGGCCACGAGCGGGAGATGCGGGGCTGGTGGGAAGCGACGTACCCGGAGCGAGCGTGCCGGCTGAACCTGGCGCTCAGGACGCGGCACAAGGTGGACGTGGCGCTGATCGAGGTCGCGCTGCGGCGGGACTTCCGCGCGCTGACTGGGCTGGATTGGGCGGGCGCATAGGCGTGCCCGAGCGAGCAGGTCGCGGACTCCCCGTCCGCGCGCCGCGACCGGCTCGACGTGAGAACAAGCGCGGCACAAGGAGCGTTGTTATGGAAAAGCAGAGGCAGCTTGAGAGGCCGTCCGGCGTGCGCGATGGAAAGCCAGCGTCGCGCATCGCCGAGCCCGATGGTCGGGAGCGGGTCTCGATCAAGCCGGTGAACTTCCGCACCGTGACGTTCGACATCGTTGGCATCGACCCGATGGTGATGAACCGCATGGGCAAGAAGGGCCGCGAGGGGCTGCGGACGGTCGCCGTTCGCAGCGGTCAGGACGACAAGTCTAAGCGGACCAAGCGCGCGGCGCGGGACTTCGACGCTGAGTTCAGGGACGCGCAGCACGTCTCCAAGGAGGGGTGGGTCGGCATCGCGGCGATGGGGATCAAGAATGGGATGGTGACTGTGTGCGTGATTGCCGACTTTTACAAGACGCGCGCGAAGATGCTGATCTTCGTCGAGCCCGACGGTTACTCTGAGTTCGCGACCCCGCTGTTCAAGATCACCAAGGGCACCCCTCGCCCGTACGAGGACGTGGGCCGGGTGCGCTCCGGCGGCATGCAGACCAACGTGCGGGCCATGTTCGACCCCGGCTGGGAGGCTACCGTGCGGATCAAGTTCGATCAGGACTCACTCGTGCTGAACGACGTGGCCAACCTGCTGAACCGCGCGGGCCAGCAGTGCGGCATCGGCGAGGGGAGGCCGTCGAGCAAGGACAGCGTCGGCTGCGGCTGGGGCCGCTACAAGATCAAGGGGACGTGAGCGATGACCAAGAGTAAGAA